AGGTAATATGATATCCTTCAGGGGAACATCAGATCTTTTACCACGTATCTCAGCCAGTTGTCGCATGGGAATTCCCATGGCCTCACTCATGTACTTAAGGAAGATAGATTCTCCGATAACCACATCAGATTTATTCAAAACATTCAAATTATATTTCTTACCAATTTTCTTTCTGAGCTCAATCTTCTCAGAACATTTCTCATAAAACTTAGCAGTAAAGAGTACATCATTCTTATTGTACTCTAGTACCTTAGATAATTTTATCTTATCTATTTTCTCAGTATGATGGAAGGGCATATCCATCACATTGTTCCATCCCAAGGAAACCTCAAGTGCCTTCAGTGATGTTGAACGTGCCTTGTTGTCATAATGATTCAGCAAATATAAATCAAGCTGTGGTATTTCTTGCTTGACATACTGTTTCTTTTCCCTGGAAGTTATCTCCTGAGCCATGGAATAGACTTGCTCGGCAGTACGAATCTGTCCTTCCCATAGAGCTTTAACTATCGGCCAGTCAAAGTTCACGTTATTGAATCCGACCATTCCGGCTTTATTCTTTCTTAGCGAGTCCATGTAGGCGATGAAGCTATCTAAATCGTTTCTGAATTCACAGACAACAAATTCATTAAATGTCTGATCCTTGGGATCGTAGTCTATGTATGTAAAACAATTGGAGAATGTTTCTATATCGTATACTTTAATCATTTCAGTGTGTATGTTATTTGATTGGTGTATAAAATGCCATGTGTTGTTTCCAATTCTAAGTAGTAGTAGTCTTTCACTTTAATCCATCCTTCGCATACGATTGGGATTGGGACTCCGTGATAATTAAATTCTTTAGATTTCAGTTTCTTATAGTAGTGTGGACTGAGGTTGAATTCCTGCACCTCTTCCCCACGCTTCTTGTGAGCTGAACAGATTATGTTCATCAGTATCGCTATCATTTTTCAGGTGTATTAAATTGTTAAACTTCCCATCCTCGCTGTACTGACCAGTTGCACGATTGAATTCGTAGTCAACCCGGCCCAACTTTCCACGGAAGTGGTATTTGATTTTCTGTACGTATACTTCCACCGGATCCTTCTCTCCGTTTTGGAAAGAGCGATGTACTGCCAATCCCCAGTCCGGAACGTTAAAGAAGTGATGGGATCCGCTGATATCGTATAGTCTGGGCACATTATAACCATTGGCAGACTTATCCATCTTCCTTGGGTGAGCCACAAGTACTACGCAGACATTGTTCTTAACGGCAAATTTCTTCAGTCTTCTCAGCAGTCCACCGATTCTCTCGTTGGAACTTTCCTCGTCCCCATCTTGCTCGATATAGTTAAACGGATCTAAGCATAGACAATCGATACCATGCCTTTTAACAAGCATCTCAGCCAGGCGCAGCAGATTAGTTAATGAGTAATCTTCCATAGTCTCGACATTATAGAACCAAAAGTGCTTGTCTAAAATATTCACACTTGCTTCCAGCTCTCCGGAATTCATCTGATTCAATGGTTTGTTGAGCAATTGCTCGCTCATCCGGGTAATTTTCAGAGGTGCTACGTTCTCAGGTGAGAAGATTCCAAACTTCCAGTTCTTTAGGTAGGCAAGGCGAACAAACATATAGTCGAGCCATGTCGACTTTCCTGATCCTGGTATACCTGTAACTACACCAAGTTCTCCCCGGTTCCATGACAGATGCTTATCGGTCTCAGACATATCCACTAAAGCACCAATAGGATACCCATCGGTCTGAAAAGACTTGATGGTATCCAAGTAGTCAAGCGCATAAGATATTTCTTCCACCGGAAGAGGTTTGGCATCATGAAACAAACGTGCTATAAAATCTTGTCCATATCTTTTCAGACAATCATTGGCATCCTTATCGCTCTCCGGAAAATCTATGATACGTATATCATGGCTTGAAAACCTACGTGCTATGTCTTGGCGCAGTTTCCTACCGGGTTCATCGTTATCGGTTGCAAGGTAAATTATTTTTGACTCAAAAAGGTCATAAGTAGCATCAAGCCAATCCAAGTTATTGTTGTTCCGACTAGCACCGTTAGGCACAGAAACTGCCCTGAGGTTAGACTGATGCCAGACCATTGTTTCTTCTTCTCCTTCGCATATGATAACATACTCAGAGTCTTTGATTGAATCCACATTGTAAGGGATTTTTCGTGCGTCTTTGACCATCTTGAACTTCTTGTCAGCGGTCTTAAATTTGATATTGATGAGTTCATCGTTTAGAAAATAATTAAAGCAAATAACCTTGTGTTCTTTCTGATCCTGGGGCATCCATTCGGTTGACTCAGTAATCCCAAAGGAGTCCACTGTTTCCTTGGTAATCTTACGTTTCTCAAAGTAAGTGTAAATCCCATCGGTTTCGATAGGTTTCTTTGGTTCGGGCCTCACATACTGATTAACTGAACCTGACCATCCGCAGTGATGACATTTCCAAACACCGGTATCTATATTGACACCCAATGAAGGATCATTCTTTTTCTTTCTTTGATTAGAGCATTTGGGGCAGAGAGTCTTAACCTCTCCGCTCCATCTGTTCCTTAAATCAATTCCCAACCTTACAAGCTTGTCCGAATTCATCGTAGTCGTACTTACTTTCTATAAATTTAACTGCCTTCTCATAAGAATTCTTTTGAGTAATTACCTCTCCATCGGTGTTGTATATCTTCCATATCGGAACCTCGTTGGTTATATTCGCTGAGATGGTATCCGGATAGAAGTGAATATGAATCTTATTATCATGTACGGTGAAGTATTGGATGATTAAGTGATACCAATTGGGATTGATGTGTTTTAATGACATACCTTTTTGCAAGTAAGGTCCACCGGATGGATCAACCATAGTGTAGATATTATCGTTAGGTCCATACAAGTCCTGATCATAAGATGCACGAAGATACTCGATACCTTCCATGATAACTGACTGGTCCTCCAGCTTGGTGAATGTAATTACATTGTTATCACGATTTACATAATCAAACTTACTCATCCCAATGTCCTTCCATCACAGATAGGATTAACCCTCTGAAGCTAGCCGGTGTATAAAACTTAGCCGGGTAGTCAAAGATTGTTCCATACCAAGTTGATTCGTCCTCATCATTGGTTATCATCATACTTATTCCTTTGATTTCCTTTTCGAAATAATGGAATACTTTGTTACTACCGCTCTCAGTAGTTGTAACGGTTTTCTTTTGAAACCCAAAGTCCTTCTTGAGTCTCAGTGCTTGTCTTAGATTCATAAATGTTTATTATTTGTTTTTGGATGTTCTGATAAAATTCATTGAGATTTAATTTCTCATCGGGCTCGCAGATGCTTTGTGCCTTGGGGTTGTGAATGCAGATGGAGAATCGTATCTCCTTGATTTCAGGTATTTTCATTTCTTTTTTGTTGTTTGTTCGACTAAATCATCCATGTTCTTAAAGGATACGTAGAAACACCAGTAAGAGGCATAGATTAATACTATGATGTATAGTGCAACTGCAATTGAATGTATGCTCTTTTTCATAAGCAAGTTTACAAAAATATACTTTCTTTTTCAAAGTTCCAAGTCTTGATGGCTGCTTTCCAATTTTTCATTTTGTTTTTTCCTATCATCCAGTTCTTGGCTTCATAGAAATTCCAAAACTTGGTAGCTTGGACTACATGATTAAATACTTTTTGTCTTGCCAGCTCATCAATTACTTCCTGGAGCGTGGGTGGAGCGAATGTTTTTCTCTCGTGTAATTTATTCATGGCATCGATTAGCTCCGGGTTCTGAGACCAATTAGGATCGGTCTTATCGAGCAAGTGACTCAGCAGTTTTATTAATTCTTTGTTCATAGCTTTCTTTTATTTCTTCTAGTAAATTTCTTTCGTAATCGTATTGTTCGTCCTCAAACCATTCCTTGGTCCGGTTAATGCTTTGAATAACCGTGCAGTGATTTTTCAATCCTACAATCCTTGCTATGGTCTGCAATGTAAACTTGCCGTAGTTATGCAACATATAGATGTATATGTGGCGAATCATTACTTCCTCGTTTAAACGGCTTCTTTTCATTTCCCACAGCTCCCTGGGAACTCCGATCACGTTCTCTATTGTTTCTACAATACCGAGACGGATTTCTGTCTGTTGTCTTGTTTCGATGTATATCATGGTTATTTGATTTTTCTTATTGTTTGAATGTAATCGGGTGCTTCAGCATACTTGCCATCGATAGCCCGGAGATAATAGTCCTGAATGTGAATGTAGCATTTGATATTATCACGATACGTTTTGTAGGTTGCGTATGGACCGTACTTGCCGGAGACATATTTGCAGTTGTGATGTGTAATACCAAATAGATTCTTAGCTCTCCTACCCACATTGCTCTTGCCTAACTGAGATTCTATTTCTGCCTGGGCGATTGCTACATTTGATAGAACGCATCCGCTTTCCACGAGAGCTTTGGTTAAGCTATCACGATTAAGTGGTACATCATATGCCTTGGACGGTGTGATGTTGCGATAGATTATCTGTGCTTTAGGATTCTTTAGAAGCAAAAAGATATTGAATGCTATGAGGCCCAAAACTAAGAGTATTATCAATACTTTTTTGAACCAGTTGTTTTTAACTATTCGATAGTTGAGTTCAGAATCTATTTGTATTTTCATATTGTTATTTATTATTGTTACACTTAATCGATAAGTTCAGTAACGCATTCCGGATATCTTTCTGCGTATAGCTTCTCGACTTCTTTAATGATTTGATTTTCTCTTTTGTACATGGAAGGTACGCTCAGCCAATTATCAACCACCTTGTTTGAACTGATAATGGTTGTATGATTAATGTGTCCCATCTGATTTGCAATGCCTTGCAAGGTCATCCTGGACTTTGTTTTCAGGAAGTAACCATAGATGTGGCGTATTGTTACCACCGCTATTTTTCTACTACCTTTGTACTGCCAGAACTCACGAGGTACACCGATTACTTCTTCGATGCATTCTTCGATTTGCTCTCTGATTTGTTTGTCTTGTTTTGTTTCAAATGTTTTCATATATCTTATTGTTTAGTATTTTTTGTATTGTTGAGGCGTAGAATCTACCACCTTTATTTCCTTTGTGCCCGGCTTTGTTTAACTTGTTTGCTATGGTGCGTAAAGATAAACCTTGGGCGTGATCATTTCTAATTTGTGTAACGAGTTCGATTGCGTTGTGGTCGGGCCTCAGAACACCATCTGCATTAACGTAACCCAAGGGGGCGTATGCACAGTATACTTTCATATTCTTCTTAAGGTTCGCCTTAACCGATTTGGTGTACTCAGATGTAACATCCGATTGGTATTCTGCAAAGACTGCCATAAGATTACGCATTGCCTTGCCGGAGGAACCGGACATCTCAGGTTCTTCTATAGAGTAGAACTTAACTTTTTTCTTCTCCAGGTCAGCCATGTGATTGATGAAGTCCCGGAGATTACGTGCGAAACGTGTGCTGTGCCATACAATTAGCGCAGATATACCACCTTGATTTATTCTGCTGAGCATTTCCTGAAAGGCCGGTCTATTGGTATTCTTACCGCTGAATCCGGCATCCTCGTAAATCTTTTCAAGGATCAGACCTTTCTTCTCAGCGAATTCTTTAATACGTGCGACCTGGTTCTCAAGTGAAGCACCTTTCTCTGCTTGCATATCCGTTGACACCCGGATGTATCCAATTGCCTTCATATGTTTCTTCTTTTTAGTATCTTGGTTATAAATTCCGTCCGGGTTAGGCCTTTCATTACGCAGTATTCATTAAGGTATGGCATAAGGTAGTCTTTAATCGGGATGGTAATCTTGATTCTGTCCTTACGATTAATCAAATCCCGGTTCAGCAGAGACCGATGAGAACGTACACGGTTTTCCACAGCTATGGTCAGCGCATCTATGGCAACCTTAGCATTGTCAAAACGAGATACGAACTCATTGTAGTCCTCTATCGGAACAAAAACATCAATCTTCTCCATCGTCTATTACATTTCCTTCCTGATCAATTGCCATGTACTCACCATACTTGATGTCCAGTATTTCATTCTCATCGCACTCCAGGGCGTACTTAATTGTCTCCTTGAGATCTTCTGAGCCCCATTGGTAATAAATGGTGTAGGTTGAGTCCATAGCGTACACAATGCAGAAGAAGGAAGACTCCGGACATTCTTCTACAATCTCGCTGCGAATATCCTTTGCATTTTCAACTAGGTCATGGATAACGCTCTCCGGGGTTACGCTATCGATTAAATCATCTTCGCTGTAACCTACGCAGAATGAGTAACGTGGTACTTTTGTTTCTAAGGTAAACGGATTAAACTCTACGCTACCCTGATCGATTAGTTTATTAATTATGTTTTTCATATTTACTTCTTATAGTTTAAAGTACTTGCTACTATTTCCTGACATAACTCATGGGGAATTTGTGATCTTATGTACGCACCTTTCAGAGCTTGAGTACCAGTTTGAGAGCCACGAGGCGCAGAAACGTGACATGGCATACCATTCTTGCAAGCTGGGCGAGGATTCCATCCATAATTGTTTGTCCAAATATCTGTCGGCTTCATCCTTGTATCGCCATATTGACAATAAGTAACCGTGTGACGTATGTGGGGCAATACGTTAAACGCATCCATCTTACGCATCATACCACGAGGATTCTCAATATACCATATTAAATCCGGATTTAGTATTCTGTAGTAATCAATGATTGCAATTGTTTTCTTTAGGATTTGCAAACCCATGATGGCATCTTGTGTTTTGGGACTCCGATTCATATCCCAATGTCTACCTATAGATGCAACAGAGAAGGTAGTACATGGTGGAGATGCCCATATCATATCCGGGATAAAAGGTACTTTATCATATTCAAACTTATTGATGTCCACAACATAATCGATACCATCAAAAGCATTCCAATCCGAGGAGAAGCATTGCAAACCGTGGGCATCGCATACTTTTCCAATTGATCTTGAACCGGCAAATAATTCTAGTGTTTTCATTTTTTTTATTTTGTTCGACTTCACCCGATGAGAGTTTTTATTCTTTTACGATTGCCACTACGCCTGGGTTTATCCATTCAGCATACCATCCGGCATCCTGAAGGAAGTTAGATAATTCAGTACTTACCCCTAGATCAAAGTACTCGTAATTTTCTGTCCAATAATTTAGCAAATCGTATCCCCTCGAATCTACTGAATTGTGCTCAGCGGATACGGCAAAGGATGTATCGCTATTTGTAACCCATCCAGTACTATCGGGAAGGATGTGAATTGTTGGGAATTGCTTCTCCAATGAATCGATTAATTGTGTTTTGTTCATGTTTATTTTTATTTTTGGTTTGTTGATACGATTTGTTTGTTTACTCTGATTAATGTTTGTAGGTTGATGAGACGGTAATCTTTCTCTTGGAGATCAAAGACTGTTGCGTAACCCAGTTCTTTAGGATTATAAGATTGTGGTTTGGCATTGGGTTTCAGATATTTTTTGACTCCTGAACGTGCACAGATAGTGCGTACACTGCCATCCTTCTTAACGAATTCTGCACTAAAGAACTTGCCGGACTTAATAATTTCAATTGCTTTTTTGATGTTAATAATGTTTTTCATATGTATTTTTTTGTTATTAGTTTTGTTTTACTTCGTAATTAATATACATTTCGCTGTCTGCCCAATATAAGGTATCATCGTAATCCATGTAATGGGTAGCAAGTGCTTCCATAAGAGCTCCAACCCTATGCCCAGGATTCTCCATGATGTAATCCGGATTGCACCAATCTTCCACATCATTGCTATGGTGACTGATAAAACCACTTCGGCTTGTGTAATTGTCCTTGATGTACTGCCTAATATTCTCCTTGTTATCGTTTACCAATACCATAAACTTCAGGAAATTCATTTCTACTTCGATGTATATGGTATCATTGGAGAAGTTATAATACTTTGGGCTGTTAACTTTTTGGAATGTAACTTCGATGGGGAATATATCTTTGAATTCACGTTCAAAGGACTCCACATAAGCAGATGCTATTCTGTTTTGGTAATCTTCGTAATCCCATTCAAAGTCATCGTAATTTAGGTCAGTATCATGCTCCTGATTATGGGAATAGATCTCATTGGTTTCATCGGCTTCATATATTGTTCCCTGAAAACCGGGGAATAGCGGACAAAATGTTTCGAATTTCATATCATTAATCCTTCCTGATTTACTTGAATTAATTTGCAGAAATCCGGGAGATCAATAACAAGGATTTTACCATAGTCCATACTGCTGTAGTAACCTTGTTTCTCATATCGTTTTGCCCATTCCAAGGTAGCTTTGTATGCCTCTTTCGGAGAAGAGTAAGTCTGCGAGGGTGATATGCTGAATCCATCCGGACTCAGCACATCGTATTGTTTACTGCTCATCTGTTGAATTAATTAAATCTATCCTTACATCATTTATCATTTCGAATGTACGTTCAGTAATCCAATCACTTGTAAGTGCTGTACCTAATATTTGATAGGCCTCATCATCACTTACTTTGTAATTTTGTTTTACATCATTGATGTGCCAAAGGTTGTCGACATAATATCCGGCATCTCTAAGGACTTTCTTTGCATTTTCAATTTTCTTACTCATATTATTTTTGTTTTTCATGGTTTTACTGCGTTAAATTGTTCTTTGAATAAATCAGCACGATACGAAATTTCCGAACTGCTAATCATTATATGGTACGTATCTACTATAATGTAGACATCGCCATTTGAATCATATGTTTTTATGCCTTGTTTTTCAAACCAAGCAAGAGCTAATTGTTTTTCTGTGTAGTTATTCATGGTTTTACTTGGTTAAATTGTTCTTTGATTTCTTCTATTTCTTTGGGACTCAGAGCTGGAACTACATCTTCATTGTACTTGACAAAGTCTTCGAAGTCTTCGTATGTACCATACGTTATGTCTTCACATATTTTCTCCATAAAGTATTGTCTGTTCTCCAATAGGTGAAACATATTGTATGAGTAACTATCGTCACGAACTACTTCGCCATTGGTACAATTGTAGTACCCGGCAAAGTCATCGCCTGATTCTTCGTACTCAGACTCAATTGCTAGACCATATACTTCTGATAACTTGCGGAAGAATTCCGATGGTGGAGACCATGCACTATCGCCACTCAGCGTAGCATCGGTATCGGACTCTCTGTTCCACTCTGCATCGTACCACTTTGTTCCGAATTTAGCGTACACATCACCATTTTCAGGGACTTCGATACCAAGGACGTGATGAAAGGATACCCAATACAATGAGTCATCAACTGATTTTACTTCTTTCACTCTTGCTTCAAGCAAGTCTAAACTTTCTTTTGATCCCACAATGTGAGCC